CAAAACAATGGTTCTTTATGGGAGCCAACTTCTATAATTGTTATCCATCATGCTAATAAAAATGGTGGATTTAGAGGCACTTCTGCTATCAGAGATGGTGTAGATGAAACTTGGGCTTTGAAGAAACCAACTGATGATCTCGTAGGCAGAGTTGGTAGTAACGCTCGAATTATAGAAGTCGAAAAATCTCGTATCGGTAGATCAGGTCTTTCCTTGATTATGAAGATGGAAGATGATCTTACTTACAGTATATCTGATTTCACACCTGAAATAGCATCTCAAGATAATACACCTGCAAATATTACAGATAAAATTTTACAGAGAATGAGATCCGTTCACCCTGAAGCACGTTCCAAATTCGATCTTTTATATGATCCTTTGATTGGTG